TGTCCTGTGGCTGATGTGGTCACTGAGCCTGACCCAGCAATTTTAATAGTGTTGCCCATGCTGACATCAATGGTAGCAGAATCATCTCCTGCCACATTCTTGGGATCCATCACGGGAGACACCAACTCACCAGTCATAATAGCACCCAACGGCACGGGTGATGTGCATCTCAACACAGATTCTCTCCGCATAGGTGACAACAACACAGATGCCACCATTGCCACCAGAGGCACTGGTGATCTCATACTCACCACTAATGAAGGTTCTGGCACAGAAGGTGTCATTAGAATTTACGATGGTGCCAACGGCAACATCGCTGTCACACCAGATGGCACGGGTGATGTGCATCTCAACACAGATTCTCTCCGCATAGGTGACAACAACAGTGATGCTACTATTGCCACCAGAGGCACGGGAGATTTAATACTCACAACCAATGAAGGTGGTGTGAATGAAGCTGTGATAAGATTATATGACAATGCAGATGGCAATATTTCAATCACTCCCAATGGCACAGGTGATGTGCAATTGGTTGCAGACACAGTGCAAATTGGAGATTTAGATGAAGATGTCACTATCACTACCAATGGCACGGGTGATATAATCCTCAACACCAACTCAGGCACAAATTCAGGCACAATTAAGATAGAACACAGCACAGCAGGCAAAATCAGCATTATACCCAATACCACAGGCAGAGTGGATCTAGGACACGAAGCAGAAACCACAACCAATTTCCCCACTGCTGTAGGTGGTAGCGGAGCATATGAAGTTACTGATAACAGGATGAGAGGTACGAGTAGATTGTATTCTAATTTAACCTATGCTCCTTACACAGCTGCCACTGATCAAGTGGTTCCACACAATGATTATGCTATGGTCAAAACCAACGGTGGATCCTTTGATTCTGCCAATATAAGAAATGTAGCATCAGCCAATCAAATGGTGTTTGATCTCAACGGTGGATCAGCCACTGCTACCACTACCAACGTGACTTCTACTGGTGTAGGATCACTAGTAAATTTAAACTATTACATGAACACAGCAGGTGGAACCAAAACTGGATTGAATGCTGTGACCAATCGTAATTTCACACAACTTGTGGCAGGACATGGTGGTGCACTTACAATACCACGCGTGGTAGGTGTGTTGGTGGATTCTGGATTTGCAAGAAATACAGGTGACACAACCACAGTGACAGAAATGTGGGCAGTTAGAGATCAAGGTATCACCTATTCAGGCACTGGCTCTACAGGAACTAACTCCATAGTGACAGATTATACTGCATACGAAACAGGAGTAAATGCTCCTTCATCCACCAATACCCCTTGGGCTTTCCGTATAAGATCCACATCACAGAACTGGAGAAGTTCTATAGGTGCTGTAGATTTACCACGAAGATGGAGTTCTTTATCCACACACTCATCAGGTGGTGCTTATACAATAAATTATCAGAGCGTGGGTCAAGGATTTCAACAGATCACATTAACCAGCAATATCACATCATTCACAATGAGCAACTTTCCAACCAGCACATCACAGGTGTGTGAGTTTGATCTAGTGTTTATACAGGATGGCACGGGTGGTAGGACTATATCATTCACACCCACAGGCTCAGAGGTATTCAAATTCCGCAATGGCACCAGAACACTGACAGATTCCACGGCAGCACCAGAGGTGTTACACGCAAAAGTGTTCACTCGCTATGATGGCAGCAAAACCATATTCTATTGGGATATAGACAACAGAGAATATGTATAAAAATATCATGAAAGGGACAGATTAAATGACCACTTGGCCTTCAGCATCCAAAGCCACCACAACTCACACAGATTCTGGTGCAGACAAACCTAGATTGGCTAGAACAGACATCAATCAAAATATTTTAAATGTCAATGATATTATTGATTTCTTTAATGTTTCAAGTCCACTTAATAATCAAATTTTACAATATAATTCTAGCACTGAAAAATTTGAATTATCATCTGACATTGTGGGACAAGGCATAACCATATCAAATAATAATATCTCAACCACACGCAGTAATGATGATTTGGTATTAGGAACATCAGGCACAGGACAGATCATAATCAATGATATCTGTAATTTTAAAACCAATTATATTGAAAAAATATTTTCTATCAGTGGAACCAGTGGATCTATAGATGTAGATGCTTCAGTGGCATCCGTGCATAAGATGACATTGAATGACAATACCACATTTACATTTACAAATTTATCACAAGGACAATCAGTTTTTTTAATTATTAGCATTAATGCCAATAGCAAAATAGCTACATTTACATCAGATGGTTCTACTCTAGTTAAATTTGCTAATGGTGCTCCCACATTGACAGTGGCTAGCGGACAGATTGATTTGGTCACTGTGTTTTATGATGGCACCAATTATATTGGCAACATAGTGCAAGGTATTCAATAATGCCGTTGGGTTCTAAAAGATTTCTTCAATTTGAATATCCCACAGCTGCCGCACAACACGCAACTATAGACATTTCTGGTTGTCAATTAAGCAGTGATGCTGCCAAATTTGGCACATATGGTTTAAAAACTTTACAAGAAACTTCAAGTTCTCAATATCGTGATGTTGGCAATGCACAGATCACAATCTATCCCAAAGACACCAGTTTTTATCTCAATAAAAATTTTGCCTGGACTGTGGAGTGTTGGGTTAGAGCAAAAAATTTACTTGTTCCAAATGGTGTGCATAATATTGGACCCTATACAGAAGGACCTGATTGGAGAATACTGATAGTGCATCCAAGTAGATTGGCAGATGACACACGAAATCAATTTGTTATCAATAGATATTTTTATTTGAATGATCCTGTGCAGGTCCCCCATGCAAGTATAGGCACAGATGGAACACCTCGTTTTAGAACCAGATATGAAAACAGTTCATTAGGTAATCAAACATCAATTACAGACGGAACTTCATATCACATTGCCGCAGTGAGCACGGGTGCTGGTATATTAAAATGGTTCATCAATGGCAGTGAAGGAACTTTTAGTGGATACAGTCAAACCTATACCTATGCAGGTGAGAATAGAAATGTTTCTTTGGGATTGTATGAACAAACCTATGGTGCCAGTCCCTCAGGATTTTCTCTCTATTTTGATGATGTGAGAATCAGCAATATAGCAAGATATACCAGCAATTTTACAGCACCTACCAATCCTTTTACACCTGATAAAAACACTCTTGCTATATTTCACTTAGAAAATAACACTAATGATTCTAGTTTCTAACAAATGTGTATAAATAAAAAGGTAATTACAACAAGGAAATCTAATTATGTCAGCGGCATCAAATAGTTTAGAGAATCACATATTAAACGGAACACTGAGAGGCTATGCTACTGCTTACTCAGCACCCACAGCAGCCAATATTAAATTAGCATTATTTTCAGGCACAGCATCAGATGTGTTGGTAGCATTGGAACAGGGCACATCAGCCACTACCACAGGCAACTGGGGTCGTTATGAAATCAACACAGGATCATACGCAAGAACACAGATTACATTTGGCACAGATACTACCACAGGATCCATTGCCAACACAGCCAATTGCACATTTCCCACTGCCACTGCTGATTACAACAACACCAACAGTGATGGTGCCACAATAACCTGTATTGCTATCATTGATGAGGGTAGATCTCAAGTGATGTATTATGGATTATTGTCCAACAGTAAAGAGATACTAAACGGTGACACCTTCCAGGTGGCCACAGGCAACCTTACCATATCGTTAGCATAGGAGGCATTCAATGCCACTTGCAAATCCATATGTAACAGCCAGTTACGTCACAGACCTTTACGTTCAAGAGCGAGGCAACATCACAGGCAGATTGGAAGATTTCACTTGGGATCAATTTGCAGAATCAGAATACATAGATAGAACCTGGGAAGAATGGTATGGAGATGCTTGGGATTATTCCGCAGTGGCATTTACCTTTACCACAGTCAGCAGGGCATTGGGTGGATATCTTGCGTTTGGGGTCAGTGCCCAATCAGTGGTTGCTTCACAAGCCACAGTACCAAATAGATTAAGAGATCAAACAGCACCATTTACATTTGCATCCTCAGCATCATTTTCCAGTTTGGGTGGATTCCTTGCCACTGGAGATGCCAGCATATCAGCCACAGCATCACAGAGCACAATACCAAATAGATTGAGAGATCAACCCACACCTATAAATTATTCTTCAATCTTTAATCAAACCAGTGTAGGCAATGCCACCTTTAGACCATCACCAGCTTTATTGGCTCTATTCACACAGGTTGCAAGAGGCAATGCCACCTATAGACCCAGCAAAACATTATCAGCAATCTTTACACAATTAAGCAAAGGCAGTTATTCTTTTGCAGGTATAACACCTTTAAATCTACAAGCATTTGCATTTGAATTGAGTGATGGGGTATTGATTTCATTAGTGGATCCTTATTTTACCATCAAGGCCCTGCAGGAGATTAGAGCCTATATTGTGCCAGAAGAAAATCGTATAATAGAATGTTTGAGTGAAAGTCGTGTAAATACAGCACCAACAGAAACTAGAGGAATAGAAGTGTTACAAGAAACTAGAAATTATCGCATATTCACTCCAGTGTTTAAAGATAAGAGTTCTATACCACGAGTAAGAGGAGATTATTAACGATGGCCAATTTAACAGGTTTTAAAAGAGACAATGAAGGTGCTTACATAGAAAAAGCATCTGCAGCCAACATCAAATACGCAATAGATTGGACAGATTATCTCAATTCAGGTGACACTATCAGTTCAGCCACAGTGGCCATTGAAACTATCACTGGTGATACCAATGCACTGAGATTACCAACCAATGCAGCCACAGATGTATTGATAGCAGGTGCTGTGGTTTCAGTGAGATTAAGAGGTGGCACATTGGGTAATGTTTACAATGTGGATATAACCATTGTGACTTCTAATGGTGACACTGATGTGAGAAGATTTAGAGTGGTAATAACTAATAAGAATTTATAATGAGCGAACAAACCAAACATTACAAACTGGACAAAGATTTAATCTTTAAATTGGCCACAATACATTGTACCTATGAAGAGATTGCTCAAATAGCGGGCACATCTGTGGCAACATTACAAAAAAGATACAAAGATTTAATTGAAAAAGGTCGTGGTGAAGGTAAAAAAAGTCTAAGAAGAGCACAATTTGATTCTGCACTAAAAGGTGATATTAGAATGCAAATTTGGCTGGGCAAACAATGGCTGGATCAGCGTGACACTCCCACAGATGCACAAGCCACAGAGCCTTTACCTTGGAACGATAACGAATAAAAAATGAAACTGTCTGAGCCTCAGAAATCAGTGGCTAAAGATAACACGAGATTTCGTGTATTGGTAACTGGTCGTAGGTTTGGGAAAACCACACTAGCCATTAGAGAAATATGCTATGTGGCCAGAGAACCTTTTAAAGTATGCTGGTATGTGGCACCTTCCTATAGACAAGCCAAGGCCATTGCTTGGGTTCAAATCAAAAAAATATTACAAGATTTAAGATGGGTTAAAACCATCAACGAAGCAGAATTGACCATTCTATTAAAAAATGGTTCAAGGATCTGTCTCAGAGGTGCAGACAATCCAGATTCTTTAAGGGGAGTAGGTATAGACTTTTTGGTAATGGATGAGTGTGCTGATATAGAACAAGAAGCATGGACAGCCACACTGAGACCCACTCTGTCAGACACTAAGGGCAAGGCCCTGTTTTGCGGAACCCCTAAAGGGCTCAGTTGGTTTTATGATCTATATCAACAGGGTCAAATGGGCAATCCTGATTGGAAGAGTTGGCAATATACCACACTGCAGGGTGGTTGGGTAGATAATCAAGAGATTGAACAGGCTAGAAAAGATCTATCAGAAAAAGTTTTTAGACAAGAGTATGAAGCCACTTGGGAAACATTCTCAGGAGTGGTTTATTATGGTTTTGATATCAAACACAATGTACGGGCATTTGAAATGCCTGATCATGTGACCATGCTACATATAGGACAGGATTTTAACGTATCACCTATGAGTTCTGTGGTATCTTATATACAGGATGGCATTGTGTATATTTTTGATGAGATTTCCATGTATGGCTCCAACACAGATGAGCTGTGTGAAGAAATACACAATAGATACAAAAATAAAAAGATATTTGTGTATCCAGATCCTGCTTGTAGACAGAGAAGATCATCAGCAGGTGGTAAAACAGATCTAATGATTCTACAAAATGCTGGTTTTATTTGTAAATTACACAATAGACATATGGCAGTGAGAGACAGAATTAACTGTGTCAATTCTAAACTCAATTCAGCGGCTGGAATCAGAGGCATAATAATACATCCTAGGTGTCAGAATCTGTTAAATAGCATACAGAAACAATGCTTCAAAGAAGGTACCAATGTGCCAGAAGCAGGAATATATTCGCATATGAACGATGCCCTTGGATACCTCATTTCATTTTTATACCCAATTAATAGATATCATGAACCATCAGAGATATCCACATTCAACGTAAAGGTAGGAAGAACTCATGGCAGATTATAGTTTTGTAAATCAAGATCGCAGTGTGGGAGGAACCAACACTCAAGGATTGCCCGTTCATGAAGAATATCACAATTTTATAAGAAGATGGAAATTTTGTAGTGCTTCTTATTTGGGAGGTATTCAATACAAGATGGGACAATACCTTACCAAATACATTTTTGAGAGTGATACAGATTATGCCAATAGAATAGCACAAACACCACTGGACAATCACTGCAAGGCAGTGATCCACATCTATAATTCATTCCTGTTTAGACATGAACCAGACAGAGACTTTGGTTCTATGGAAGGAATGCCAGAATTGGAACAATTTTTAAAAGATGCTGACATGGATGGCAGAAGTTGGAAGAGTTTTATTCAAGATGTGAACATACAATCCAGTATCTATGGTCATTGCTGTGTACTCGTGGATAGACCAGAAACACAAGTGGGCACACGAGCAGAAGAATTGGAACAGGGTATTAGACCCTATGTGACCATTTACACTCCAGAAAATATATTGGATTGGTCATTCATAAGAATGCCCAGCGGCAAATATGAGTGTCAATATGTGCGTTTTTTAGAGCAAGAAGAAAGAAGTTATCAACAAGACACCACCTATTATATTAGAACATGGACCAGAGATGAAATCTTATTACAGAGTTATAATCCTAAAAAGAAAAATCCCATAGAAGATATTGAAAGAAAACCTAACCCACTGGGCAAGGTGCCAGCAGTATGGGTCTATGCCAATAGATCACCCATCAGAGGTATAGGTGTCAGTGATATTGCAGACATAGCAGATGCTCAAAACTTTTTATATCAATTATACAGTGAAGCAGAACAGCTGATAAGATTAACCAACCATCCCACTTTAGTTAAGACAGCAGAAACACAAGCATCAGCAGGAGCAGGTGCTATCATTGAAATGCCCGCAGATATGGATGCTAATCTTAAACCCTACATCCTACAACCATCAGGACAAAACCTACAAGCAATTCTACAAACCATAGATGAAACTATCAAAGCCATTGATAGAATGGCACATCTTGGTGCAGTGAGAGCCATTGAAACAAGACAGATGTCAGGTGTGGCCATGCAGTCAGAATTTGTGTTGTTAGATGCTAAACTAAATGAAAAAGCCAAAAATTTAGAGTTGGCAGAAGAACAGATATGGAGATATTTTGCTGAATGGCAAGGTATGGCTTTTGATGGAGAGATTGAATATCCCAAAGCATTCCATTTTAGAGACAAAAGTTTGGATATAGATATTCTTAAAAAAGCCGCTGAAACCAATCCAGCAGATCCAAGAGTCAAAGCCGCAATTGATATGAAAATATTAGATCTATTAGAATTGGATGAAGATGAGTTTACAGCATTAAAAAATCCAAATTTATTAGATATTAACAATGTTCCAGAAGTAGAAGATGAAGAAGAAATTGAAGAAGAACCTAAAATGATGATTGATCCAGTCACAGGACAACAAAAAACAGTGTCTGATCCAGATGAATTAAGACAATTGGTAAAAGATGGTTGGGTAGAAAGAGATGAGGGTTAATTATGCCAATTCATAAAACCAAGGGTGGATACAAATGGGGTCGTTCAGGCAAGACTTATCCTACTAAGAAACAAGCCATGAAGCAGGCCAGAGCAATATTTGCAAGTGGGTATAAGAAAAAATAATGGAACCCAAGCTGGTGCACAAGCACTTACTAATACGAGCATTAGTAGATCAAGCACCTGACAAAGACTTTGATTTAGATTCAGCACTACAAGATTTAATCTCAAGAATAGATATGAAGATATTGGCAGGTCCTTTCACTGCCTATTGTCCAGCAGAAGGCAATGTGGGTTGGTCAGGTTCTGCTATCATAGAAACATCACATATTGCAATACATTGTTGGAATGAACCCAAACCCAATGTAATACAACTGGATGTGTATTCTTGTAAAGATTTTGAGATACAAGATGTCACAGATTGGTTGAATGAATATTTTGGTATTTTAATGGTAGATCATAAATTTTTAGACAGAGAGAATGGATTTGAATATATAATATAATCCATTATGACCATTAGAAGATTATATAGATATCCCACAGAATCAGCCAAGCATGAGCAGATAAAAATACTTTTTGAAGAATATTTTACCAATATGCAAAAACTTATGGATAGACCCAGCCAATTGTATGCCATGAGAGCCAGAGGAGCCTTACTTAAATTAAAAAAGGTAGCACATCAAAGAGGATTAGAATTGTTGTCTTTGTATTCTCCATTTCAAAATCAAGGCAAACAACCCATAACCAAACCACAGAAACAAAACCATAAAAAGAAAGAAACCAATGTATCTCAATGCCAACATACCTCTGATTGAATGCTATGTGAGGGGCAATTATCTTAGAGACCAAAGAGACTCGCACGACAAGTATTTTTGGTGTGTGGTGTTTGGTGTGTGTTCCACTCCCAAGCAGGCACCCCTGTTTCATTTTGTAATGGAAGATGGAGGTATATGGTGGAGAGCACCTATCAGTGCATTCTGTCAGGAAGAAGGTGTCAAGGAACAACCACTCAATGAATTGGTGCTGTGGGATTCATTTTCCTACAACATAGCAGTGACCACGTTCCATCAACTCTCAGGTGCCAAGATGAAATTTACCACTAGAGACAAAACACAATTTGAAGGCAGATATCTATTCACACTGGATTGGACAGAGGGTGACTTTAATGAGCTCAACTATGGATATGCGGGCAAGCCAGATCAACATAAGGCTGGCCATGTTCTGGCGCTTGATAATGGCAACTATGCCATACAGCCCAACAATAGATGCAGAGTGTTTGATTCTAACATGGGCACAGATCTCAATCAACCACCATTGATCAATAGATTGGTCAATACCCATCATTGGTCAGTGGAAGACCAACCCAAATGGACCACGGATGAAAAAGAAGTGGGCCAATATGACTACGATTACAGAGACACAGAAAAAAGTAAATAAAGGATGAATCGTTTTGAACGCACTCTCCTTAAAAGAATAGATGCTCTTACCAAAAAATCTGTAATATTACAGAAACAACTGCTTAAGAACAAGAAACAAAGACTCTGCATAGAAAACATCATGCTGTGGGTCAAATTGATCACAGTGGTTGGATCCCTATTGCTGGTGCTGTGGAGCATCAGTAACAATTTCTTTGCTATTAAGTAATCCTGTATAAATAACTGCATTACGAGGGTATATCCTGCCCTTGTTCAACCAAAAAGGAGAAACACACGATGAGTGACAATTCATTGCAAGCCACTAAGGAAATTGCTACTGAGGCAACCACAGAAGGCTCTAAAAATAATCCATCTCAGGTCGCTGAATCAACCAGAGTTTATACCCAAGCGGAATTGGATGCTATTGCGGCAGAAGTTAGAAGAAAAACAGAAGCCAAAATTAGTAAAAAATACGAAGGTGTAGATGTTGAGGCATACAAGTCTTTGGTCCAAAAAGAAGAGCAATTAAAACTTGAGGAACAAAAACGCAAGGGTGAGTTTGAAAAGATTTTGAAAGAACAGGCTGATAAAGCCCAACAAAAAATCCAAACTTTATCCAGTGAACTGGCTAAAATCAAAGTGGATGGAGCATTGATAAATGCGGCATCTACCAAGAAAGCTATCAATCCAGAACAGGTCGCAAGATTGGTTAGGGATCAAGTTAGAATGTCAGAAGCTGGTGAGGTTGAGGTTGTTGATCCAAAATCTGGACAAGTGAAATACACTGAAACTGGTGACCCTATGACAATTGATGGATTAGTAAGCGAATGGCTTAAAACCAATACAAATTTAATCAAATCAGTACCAGCGGGTGAAGGAATT